AATATGCCAGCCAATACCACGTTCGGCATCAATACCGACACCATGCGGCTGCGCTATCACCCCAACCGCAACTTCGACAAGGTGTTCGATGGCGACGGCATGATGCCGATCGACAAGGACGCCATCGCTCAGTTCATCGGCTGGATGGGCGAACTGACGATGACCAATCCGCTGTTCAACTGGCGGTTCTACGACAGCAATCCCGCGACCTGATCCAACAGGGGGCCGCACGCGGCCTCCTCCTTTTTTATGGAGACATCAATGCCTGCGCTGACCGATGCCAATCTTGTGGTGCTGTTCAAGCACCACGCCAACCCGAACGAAGCCAAGAGCCGCGAGGCTGGTCGGCTGATCTGCGACGACATGGAAGTGTGCGAGATACGCTCGCCCGGCAACCGCTCGACCGTATCCGTGCATCCGGCGACCTCGATCTCGCACTGGGACACCGACGCCGAGACCGGCGGCCAGATCAAAATCACCTACGCCGAACGGTTCCAGCGCCAGTATGCGCAGTTCAAGGCCAAGGCGGCGCAGACCAAGACCGGCACGCCGCTGTCGCATGCGCCGTTCCTGAGCGAGGGCCGCCGCGCCGAACTTCGTGCGCTCAACGTCTACACCGTCGAGACGCTGGCGGCGCTGGAAGGGCAGGAGTTGAAGAACATCGGTCTGGGCGGTCGCGAGTTGAAGAACGCGGCGATCGAACTGATCGAGACCTCGAAGGCCAACGGACCCAATCTGGTGCTGCAGGCCGAACTGGAGGCGCTGCGCGCCAAGAACACCATCCTGCAGGAGGACTTGGAGGCCGCCAAGAGCAACGCGGTCGACCCTGAGTTTCAGGGCATGACGCTGGAGGCGTTGCGCGACTACATCACGGCGAACACCGGGCACCCGCCGGTCGGCACCACCAACCGCAAGACCCTGCTGCGCATGGCGATGGATGCGCGACCGGAGCAGGCGGCATGACCATCCTGTCGGTGGTGAAGGATGTCTGCGCACCGATCGGCGTCACCGTGCCGACCAGTGTATTCTCCAACATCACCGGCAATCGCACCATGCAGGAAATGCTGGCGCTCGCCAACGAGATGACGCAGCGCATCGCCTACGATCTGCGCGACTGGACCAAGCTGAAAAAGACGCAGGTGTTTACCGGCGACGGCGTCAAGAGCGCGTTCGATCTGCCCGCCAACTTCAAGCGCATGCTGCTGACCGCCAATGTCTGGCGCTCGACGTCGGCACTGCAGCCGATGCTGTTCGTGCCCGACGCCGACGAGTGGCTGCAGCGCCGCGCGCTGGATCGCTATGCGGCGTGGGGCGAGTGGACGATGCTCGGCGGCCAGATGCTGATCTGGCCGGTGATGGCGGTGGGCGTCACCGCGACCTTTGCCTATGTCGACAAGAATTGCATCACGCTGGCGGCGGGCGGCGTCGGCGACAGCTTTTTGGCCGACGGCGACAGCTTCGTGCTGGACGAGCGCGTGCTCAAGCTCGGCATGATCTGGCAGTGGAAGGCGCAGAAGGGCTCGCCCTACGCCGAGGACATGGGCAGCTACGGCGATGCGCTGACGATGGCGATGGGCCACGACAGCCCGGGGCCGATCCTCGTCGGCCGGATGCCGCTCTCAAGTAGCGTCAATACCGCCTATCCGTGGCCGGTGCCGACATGATTATTGCAAGGGCAAAATCGTGAGCCAGCATCAGGCCTTTCGCCGGGCGGCGGTGCCGCCACAACTGGCGCAGCAGATGCAGGCGATCACGCTGCCGGCGCCGACGCGCGGCATCATTCAAAACGAGAACGAAGCCTTCATGGCTCCCGGGGCCGCCGTGATCTGCGACAACTGGGCCCCGACCATGAAGGGCGTCAAGCTGCGCGGCGGCTGCGTGCGGTGGTGCGAACTGCCCGAGACCACGCCGGTCATCTCTGGCTTCCAGTATGCAAGTGGCAACGTGCAGAAGATGTTCGCGGGCAACGCCACCAATTTGTACGACGTCACCGCGACCGCGCCCGTGCTGGTGAAAGCCGGGCAAGCGTCCGGCAACTACTGCGCCTCGCAACTGGCCAATCAAGCTGGCGACTTCATGATCGTCGTCAACGATGCCGGGGATTATCCGCTACGCTACGACGGCGCGGCGTGGACGACGCTGAACGCGGGCGAGATCACGGGACCGGCGGGCTCGTCCGTCGTCGCCGGGCACAACCTCGTCTACGTCTGGAAATATCGCAACCGCTGGTTCTTCATCGAGGGCGGCACCATGAACGCATGGTATCTGCCGCTCAACGCCATTCAGGGCGCGCTGCAGATGATCCCGCTGTCGGGGGCCGCGACCAAGGGCGGCAGGCTGTTGTTCGGCGCGACGTGGTCACTCGATGCGGGCGACGGCATCGACGACAAGTGTGTATTCGTCACCGATCTGGGCGAACTGCTGATCTTTACCGGCGGCGATCCCTCCAGCGCGGCGAACTGGCGGCAGGAGGGCCGCTACCAGACGCCGCCGCCGATGGGCATGAACGCGCACATGGCGCTCGGCGGCGATCTCTTGCTGATGACGGTGGAGGGCATCGTGCCGATCTCGGCGGCGATCACCAAGACCTCCGAACAACTCGAACTGTCGGCGATCACCCGCGCCATCAAGCCGATGTGGCGCGACGAGGTCAACGCCAAGCGGGCGTGGTCGTGGACCATGGAAAACTGGAACGAGTACGGCGGCATCTTCGTGACGTGGCCGGGCGGCAATGTCGGCAACCGCTACTGCGCCGCCGTCAACGCCGCGACCGGCGCGTGGAGCCGGTTCGTCGGCTACGACGCCACATGCTTCCTGCGGCTGCGCGGCGATCTGTTCTTCGGCACGCAGGACGGCATCGTGATGCAGGCCGATCGCACCGGCTACGATGACGGCATGCCCTACACCGCCACGCTGGTCGGCGGCTGGGAGATGTTTGCTTCGCCGCCGAACACTATCACATGGCGGCAGGCGCGAGCGGCGTTCGCCGCAGCAGGCAACCAGCCGTTCCAGCCGCAACTATCGGCGACCGCCGACTATGTCGTGACGCTGCCGACGGCGCCGTCGGCCGGACCCGATCCGGGCGTGGCCGATGTCTGGGACGAGGGACTGTGGGATCAAGCCAAGTGGGATCAACCCGCGCCGGGCCAGCCGGTCGTGCGCAACACCGGCTGGGTCTCGATTGGCATCACCGGGTTTTCGCATGCGCCCATCGTTCAGGTGACGGTGGCGCAGCAGGCCAAGCCCGACGTCGAACTGATTTCAATTTCGGCGACCTATGATCGCCTTGGCGTCAACGTCTAAGAGGCGCGAGATGGCATACGATGAAACAGGCGCGATGGGCGGATTGTTTGCACCGGCCTATATTGCCAGCGACCCGGCCTCGATGGCGGCGGTCGCACGATGGAATGCGGCGCATCTGCAGACGCCGCCCGCTCCTGACAGGCCGACCTATGCCGTGCCACCTCGCGCCGCATCGCTCGATCCCGTGAGCGCGCAGCGCGATGCCATCACGCAGGCAATCATGTCGCAAGGCGGCGGCGATGCCGGTGGCGTGGGTGACGGCGGCGTCGGTGCGCCCAGTGGCGTCGGCGCTCCTACAGGCGCTCCTACAGGCGCTCCTACAGGCGCTCCTACAGGCGCGCCCACTGGTGCCCCGACGGGTGCGCCGACGGGTGCGCCTACTGGTGCCCCTACCGCCGCCGCCCCGGCGGCTGCGCCTGCCGCAGAGGCTGCGCCTGCTGCGCCTGCCGCTCCTGCCGCTCCTGCCGCTCCTGCCGCACCAAGCGCAGCGCCCACATCGCCTTCGGCGCAGTCGTTGGCGGAAGCGGCCACCGTGGCGGCGAACGCCTTGATTTCCAATCCTCCGACCGACGCGCCGACAATAGGCCCAGCGCCGACCGCAGCGGAAATGGCGGCGGCGGTCGCGGCCTTGGGCATCGGGATGAATGCCCCAGCGCCTTCGCTGGCAAATACCGCGACCAACGCGGTCGGCATGTTCGGCCCCAGCCAAGAAACATCAACCCCGTCGACTGCTCCGACCATGGGTCCACCGCCCGGCGTTGCACAGAACTTGGCCGACATCGCACAGGTGAGCATCGCGCCCATGTCGGAAGAAGAAGCTAATGTGGCGATGAACCAAGCCTTGGATATGGCGCAGGACTTGGCACAGGATCAGGCGTTGGACGCACTTGATGCGATGAATGCAATGGAAGCCGAGGCCCCCGGCGAACTCGGCGAGGGTGAGGCCCCCGGCGATGTGGGCGATGTAGGTGATACCGGTGACGAGGGCGGCGACACGGGTGCCGATGGCGATGCGGGCGATAGCGGCGACAGCGGCGATGGCGGCGACGGGTATTGATCATGCTCGACTATGTCTACGGTCATGATGAACTGGTGTCGCACTTCGTCGCGACACTGATCCCGCATTGCCGCAGAGGTTTTGGCCCGAACGCCAAGGCGATTGGCATCATCGAGGACAGCCGACTGATCGCGGGTCTGGTCTACTACAATTACGATCCCGAGGCCGAGATCATCGAGATCGCGGGCGCGGCGCTGCCGAAGAAGAACTGGCTGACGCGCGGCACGATGGCGCGGATGTATCAGTATCCGTTCATTCAGTGCGGCTGCCAGATGGTGGTGCAGCGAACGCCCGCCGATGACACCCGCCTGCTCGGCATGCTGGCGAGTTTTGACTACACCTTCGTCACGGTGCCGAGGCTGTTCGGCCGCGAGCGCGACGGCGTCGTCTGCTCGCTGACCTACGAGGACTGGGTCAACAATCGCTTCAACCAGCGGCTCAAGCATCACCTTGAGGAAATAGAGGAGGCCGCCTGATGCCCTACAGTCTCAATCCCCGGGCCAATGGTCAGCGCAACGCCATCACGCAGGCACTGATGAACGTGCAGAACCCGCCGCCGCGTCCGCAAGCGCCGCCGATGGGAATGCCGCAGCAGGGCATGCCAGCCGGGCCACCGCAGGGGATGCCGCAGGGCATGCCCGCAGGCCCACCGCAGGGCATGCCGCCGCCGCAGATGCCGCCGCCGCAGATGATGCCGGGCATGCAGCCGCCAGTGCCGACGCAACCGCCTGCGGGCATCGGCATGGGAATGCCGCAGCAGATGCCGACGCTGCCGCAGGCACCGCCTGCAGGTGTGCCGGGCCTGCCAGCGCCGGGAATGCAAGGATACTAAGTCATGGGCAAGCCCGACGCGCCACAGCCGCCTAATCCACTCGATACCGCGCGAGCCTCGACGTCGACCAATGTCTCGACGGCGGTCGCCAACGCCTACCTGAACAACATCAATCAGAACACCCCGAACGGTTCGCTGTCGTATAACGCGACCGGCAACTATGGCTGGACCGATCCGACCACGGGCGCGACCTACAATATCCCGACCTTCACGGCGACGCAGACGCTGTCGCCGCAGGGACAGGCGATCCAAGGCCAGACCCAAGCCGCGCAATACAATCTGGCGGGCATGGCGAACGCGCAGTCGGCCAAGATTTCGGGGCTGCTTTCGCAGAACATGGATTTGAGCGGCGCGCCACCGCCGGGCAGCGCCAGTTCGATCACCGGGCTGCCTTCGGCCGCGACCTCGTTCGCGCCGGGCGGCGCGATCCAGCGCGGCCTTGGCCCGGCCGGTGACATCACGCAGAGCTACGGCCCTGCCGACAACTACTCGGCCGACCGGCAGCGCGTCGAAGAGAGCCTGATGGCGCGGATGAACCCGCAACTCGCCATCGAGAAGCAGGGGATCGAGCAGCAACTGGCGGATCAGGGCATCCGCTACGGCTCGCAGGCCTACTCCGATGCGATGATGAACTACACGCGACAGGCTGACGATGCGCGCTGGGGCGCGATCAGTCAGGCCGGTGGCGAGCAACAGCGCATGAACCAGATGGCGGCCCAACTTGCCGCGTTCCAGAACGCCGCGCAGCAGCAGGGCTTTGAGCAGCAACTCGGCGCAGGCACTTTCGCCAATCAGGCGCAGGCGCAACAGTTTCAGCAGAACGCCGCGCAGGGCTCGTTTGCCAACGCCGCCTTGGCGCAGCAGGTGGCGCAGCAGCAGGCGGGCTTCAATGCCAGTCAGGCCGCGCGCAATCAGTACATGCAGGAGCAGTACGCGCAGCGCAACCAGCCGATCAACGAGATCACCTCGCTGCTCAGTGGCTCGCAGGTCAACCAGCCGAACTTCATCAACACGCCGGGGGCGCAGATACCGACCACCGATATCGCGGGCCTGACCAATCAGCGATTTAGTCAGGACATGAGCGTCTACCAGCAGCAGAGCCAATCCTACAACCAGTTGATGGGCGGCATCTTGGGTCTGGGCGCGGGCGCGTTGAAACTTTCCGACCGGCGCGAGAAGAAAAACATCGACCGCATTGCTACTGTGTTCGCCACCAATCCCGAGGGCGAGCGCAAGAAGCTGCCGATCTACGAATATTCCTACAAGGGTGATGCGGCCCGCCACACCGGGCCGATGGCGCAGGAGGTCGAGCAGATCGACCCGCGCGCGGTCGCCAATGTCGGCGGCCGGAAGTACCTCGATGAAAATCAGGTGATGGGCTCAATCTTGAGGGCGGCGTGATGGCAGACACAGAAACCAGTTCACCGTTTGCGGGGCTGTACTCGTTCTTCGCCAACGCGCCGAGTACCAGTGCTCTCAGCTATCCTGCCATGGAAGCGCGGCGTCGGATAGCGCAGCAGATAGTGGCGAGCAACGCGAAGAAGGGCTTCCCCAAAACGCTTGGCGAGGGATTGACCGCCATTGGCGATGCGCTCGGCGAGCGCGGCACGATGAACCAATTGGCGCAGCAGGAGGCGGCGTATCAGCAACAGGCCGCCAAGGCGGCACAGGAGGCCGTCCCCGCAGAGGCGAGAGCCGCCGCGCCGCAGGCAAAAACGTCTGTCATCGATGATGACACCACCGATGACAGCAGGCCGGTTTCCTACGCACCGACCGGCGACGTCGCTGACGCGCCTGCAGTTCAAGCGATCAACAGGGCCATAACCGCGCAGCCCACTGCATCTTCGTCGCTCGCCGGGAAGCCGCCCGAGGAGGGCGGCTATAATGCAATCGATGCCGCAGCGGATACCGACCCATGGCCCGGTCGCAGCCGCGCGATTGCAGGCATCGAGAGCGGTGGTGCCGGAGACCCTTATGCCAAGCTGGGCACAGTAATTCCGCGCACCGGAGACCGCGCCTACGGCAAGTATCAGATCATGGGCGCGAACGTACCGGAATGGACGAAGGCCGCGACGGGGCAGCCGCTGACGCCGCAACAATTTCTTGCAAGCCCCCCCGCGCAAGAGGCGACGTTCCGCAACCGGTTCGGCGACTACGTTGACAAGTACGGTGAGGAGGGGGCTGCACGGGCATGGTATGGCGGCGAGCGCGGGATGAAAAATCTCGGCGCGACTGACGTTCACGGCAGGCTGACGGTTGGCGGTTACGGTCAGGATTATCTCAACAGGCTGAATGCAAATTCGCGCGACCGTGTAGCGTCGGCGTTGTTGCAGCAGGCGCCCACGGCCCCGGCGGTGCCGCAGCCAAACCCTACGCTGCCGGGAGCACCGCTCCCGACGTCTTCGGCACCGGGACAGCCCCTTGGTGGCCCTACTGATCAGCGGCTGGCGCTGGCGGCTCCGAATGTCGCCAGTGACATCCGGCCCGCGCCTCCGGTGCCGTCGCAAATTCGCCCCGCGCCGACGCAAGTCGCGCAGGCCGCGCCAACGGCGCGCGTTACGCCGCAGGAGCGAGAGCCATTGCCTATTGTAGGGCCGATGACCGAAGACGAGAAGCGCGGCTATCGGATACAGGCGCGCGGGCTGGCGCTGGGCGATCCTAATATCCAGAAGCAGGGCGAGGCCCTCATTGCCTACGGTGCCGGACAGCGCAAGCAGGAATATGATGCGCGGGTGAAGGACTATCAGGACCGCATGCTGATCCGCAGGCAGAAGGAAATTGCGGAGGAGACTTTCGCGCGCGAGGGCGGCCCCTTGAAGGTGCAGGAGGCTGCACAGGCCGCCAAGCTGAACGAAGCTCTGGGGCAAGTCCCGCAAGAGGTTTGGATCAAGAACCTGACCGCCGCCAAAGAAAATGTTTCGGCGTTACCTACTGTTTCCGACAGCATCCGGCGAGCGCGTACCGCTGCGGAGACAATGTACACCGGGCCGGGGGCCGACGCCGAGACTTTCCTCTCGCAGGTGATGGGTGGCTTTGATCCAAAACGCGGCACTGCGACCCAGCAATTCAAAACCGCCATGGCCGATGTCATGGCCATGCATCGCAAGGCCATTGTCGGCGTTGGCGCGCAGTCGGAGGCGGAACTCAAGCTGTTGCAGCAATCCTCCGCTGCCGACGCCAAGTTAACTCCTGATACCATCAGGGAGGCATTGGACACCGCCGACCGACTGATGCTGAAAACCGCAATCGCTCACCAGAAACAGGTCCAGCAATTCGCTGAAGCAATCCCCAGCGCGCAACGCTCGGCTTTGACGTTCGGAGCCTACGGCATACCGAACATGGTGGAAATGGTGAAGCAGAACTCGGTCAATAAACTGTTCAAATATGTGAACGACCCCGAGATGCTGGCGCAGGCGCAAAAGGAACTGGACAATTCGTACCACACGCCGGGACTGGCGCAGCAAGTGCTGCGGCAAAGGAGACCGCAGTAATGGCGGATAAAATTACTCCGGGCATGTTTGACGAAGATATCAACGGACCAGCGACGGCTGTCGCGCCGTCGCCTATCGCGACGTCTACTCAAGCGCCGCCGCAGGCTGGTATGTTTGAGGTAGACATCAATTCGCCGTCGCCATCGCCGCGACCGCCGCCGCCCGCCAATCCCGCCTACCATGGCGCTTTCCTGCCGTTCTCGCGGGACGAGCAGGGTACCGTCCGCTTCGATCCATTTGGCGCGGGCCCGGTCGGCGCGGCAAGGCAGGCGTTCACATTACCGGGCCGCGTGATGAGCGGCGAGACGCCGATGCCGCGCACCTTCGATCCAGCCGTCGTCAGCCGGGAGCAGACCGGTCCGATCATGGGCGAGGTGATGAACATGGCGGGCACCTTTGGTCCCAACATCAATCCGATGGTGCGCTCCGGTGATCGAGCCATCCCCGGCATCAGCATGGCCCCGAAGGACATGACGCTGGCCAAGACCCCGCCAGCGGCAGAATTGCTTGAGCGGGGCGGCCAGCAGATTGAGGCTTTCAGAAATATGCCGATCCGGTATAACCCCGCCTACATGGGCACGCTTGCCGACAAGATCGAGCAGGCGCTCGTTGACAAGGGGGTTTTTCCAGAAGATGCCAAAGGACTTTACAGATCGATCCGTCGTCTCCGCGATTTCGTCCCGCGCAGCGACGATCCCACCGCGACCATCAGCGTCAGCCCTAACAACCTCATCGCGATCCGAAATAACATCGCCGCAAAATTCGGCGTGGCGGGCGAGCACCAGAAGGGCGTCGGCACCGCGCACGAAATTTTTAATGATTTCTTGGAGAACCCTCCTAAGGAAGCTGTTCTGGCTGGAGCCGCTGCCCCCCAAGGAGCCGTCCCGCGCATCGGTGGAAGCCTCGACAACCAGCAAGCCGCCGAGTTTGGAGCCCGCATCTACGGCGAGGGCCGCGCCAACTATTCCGCCGGGCTGCGCGATGCCGAACTTGAAGCCATTCAGCGCGAAGCCGGACTTCGTTCCCGGTCTGCAAATTCTGGACAGAACCTCGACAATACCATTCGATCTCGAATTACGTCCGCTATCCTCAACGCTAAAAGACTGAAGGGGTTCACGCCCGAAGAAGAGGCGATGCTGGAGAAGGTGCCCGAGGGCTCGCTCCGCAACAACATTCTGCGCTGGACGGGCAACTTCATGGGCGGTGGTGGTGGTCTTGGCGCAGGTGCCGCCATGGGCCTTACCACCGCAGGCGCTCGCATGATGGGACTTCCCGAAGGGGCTTCGGCGGGGCTCGGCATGGCGGTCCCCGCCATGGGCGCGGCGCTGAAGAAAGCCACCGGCAAAGGCACATCAGAGGCGCTGGGTGACGTGCAGCAGGCAACGCGGCAACGCTCGCCGCTGTTCGTGCAGTCGTTGCCCGGCCAAGACCTCGTCCCCAATAGCATCTACGGCCGCGATGCGATGGCACGCACGCTGATGCGAATGGAGGCAGGTGGTCGCGTGCCGGTGCCGCCAGAGCAGCCGTTAGAATACGATCCCAATCGGGTCTGAGGAGCAGCCATGCCGCGCGACGGTTCGAACATCTATCACATTCCGCCGGGCACCACCGCCGTGTCCAATGCCACAATCGCGAGTGCGCCCTACAACGCCTACACGGCTGACGTCGAGCAAGACCTCAACCTGCCACGTCCGATTGTGGCTGGAGGCACCGGGGCCTCCAGCGCCGACGCCGCGCTGATCAATCTGCTGGCGGAAAAGTCCAAGCAGGTCATCACCAATTTCGACAGCGCGATCTACATGCCGGGCTCATTCTACGCCGCGACGACGGCAACCGGCGCGCCGGTCGCCGGTCATGCGTTCGCTGGCATCTGCTACTACGCCGACGCCACCAACTTCGTGCTGGAAGCCCGCGACCTCAGCGACCCCGGCTTCACCAAATATCTCCGTGTCATGAGCGGCGGCGTGTGGGGCGCGTGGGCACTGTCCGACACCGGTACCTTCGTCAAGAAGACGGGCGACACCATGAGCGGTGCGCTGACGGTAACGCCCAAGGGAAGCGTACTTGGTGGCGCCGGCGGCACGTCGGCGACTGGCGCTGTCCTCATGGCAGACGCCAACATTCTTTTGTATGGTTTGAGTGGCGAAAACTGGGCTGGCATGGGTGCCGATAACGCCGGAAATATGTGGTTCCGCACCGGGCTATCCGGCACTGGGCCTGCGGCGTTCTATGTTGACACCGTTCCGGCCGCGAATTTTTTCAACTCGCCGATTATTCCGACGCCAGCCGCTGCCGACAGCAGCACCAAGGCCGCGAGCACCGCCTTTGTGCGGGGGTCGACGCTGCGCTACGACGCCGCACAGGCGCTGACCGATCCGCAAGCACAGCAGGCGCGGCAG